CCCCGCCGATAAGACAGGGATAAACTTTAATGGTATTTAGCTTGTGAACAATACGAAATTGTTAGCAGCTTGAGTAACAAGACATCTTTCTGAAAGGAAGTTGACTTGCATTGCATCTAAAGTAGATGTGTAAGCACCACCAACAGATCCTGTGATCCATTGCTTGTACCTTCTGTCATCAGCTTCAGAAGCTCTGTATCTTACGTGTAAGAACGGTCTTCTTATGTTTGATCCAAGCATTTGGTCATACACAGTTGAAGTTCCTGCAGGTATTAATACACCGTCTACGCTATTTACTTGAACACCACCTCTTGTAGAAGCATCGTTTAAGTATTTCCAGCTAGTTTTGTAGAAGTCATAAGAACCTCTTCTGAAACCAGAGAAACCTAGGTTAAGCGCCATGTCTTGAGAATTTTCAAAAAGACCGTAAGCAACTCCACCTTGAGATCCACTAGAAATCTGAGATAGCATGTCATCAAAACCAAGATCAGTAGATCTATTTAAGAAAAGCATGTTTTCTTCGATAGCTCCTTGAGTATCAAGGTTTTTAAGGATTTGATCGAAATCACTGATACCAGTAGCAGCAGAGAATCCTTGCATAACATTTCCTCTTGTAGTAATCGCTTGGAATAAACCTTGAGATCCGTGAGCAGCAGTAGCAGCGCCAAATCCAGTACCAGCTATTAATCCAGCAGCGGCTAGGGCAGAAAACTGACCAGTTGCAGCAGGAGCAGCAATTTCACCTTCAATCATTGCCATTTCTAAGTAGTCATCAAATCTTAGTCTTGTTTCAGACTCAGACTTTAGATACCATAGGTATCCTGATGTACCATCTTCAGTAGCAACTTCAACCCATCCAATTTGTGCAGTGTCAGAACCAGAAATTTGGTATCTGTCTTTTATAATAATTGGTTGGTTATTGAATTGAGTGAACTGTGGTTGAGCAGCAGCTACAGATCCAAAAGTACCTTTAGCATATATAGAACCATATACAAACACTTTAAGGTTTGCAGCAACTCCTAATGTACCTAAACCAGCACCAGTAAATGTAGCAACTCCAACTGTAGTAGCAGTTCCGGCACCAGCAATTGGAGCTTGAACAACTATTGCTTTGATTGTAACACCACTAGCAACGTTCATTATAACGACTGTATCGTTAATGTTAACAACACCAACAACTTGTATTGGAGATGTTTGAGGTGCAACTACAGGAGATGCGTTAGCAGTTGTAGGAATTGAAAGCGTTGAAATTGCTCCAAGACCACCAGCAGCTAAAACTGAAACTCCGGTATAAGAGATGTGTAATCTATTTTGTTCTGACCAGATAACTTGATCAGATGTCATTGGCATTTCAGCGCCAACCATACGTAAGAAACCAGATAAAGTTCTGTTTCCATATCTTTCTACTTCAGCTTCATAAACTTCAGGTAGATACTGTTGAGCAAAGTCATTTGCGCCTCCAGTAAAGTTAAGATAGTTTGAGTTCAACAACTGTTGTTGTTGTGACGGCACTATCGAGCCGAATACAGGTGATAATTGTCCCATGTTTAATTTTAATTTTTGTTAGTTAAATGATTTTTTAATCTTTAGTTTTGAAGAATCAAGACCACTAACTGCTTTTATTCTGTATCCACCAACTTTAATGTCAGAAGGAGCAGCGCTCCTAGGTTCTGTCATAGATATGTTTTTGGATTTTGCACTTAACTCTCTTACGGCATCAGATTTTCCTTGCTCATAAAAGTGTTGTGCAATGTTGTCAGCATTGTCTGCAGCGTATATAGCTTTATGATAACCTTTAACATCTTTAACTTCACCTGTATTATTTAAGAACTTCTTAATGGTATTAGAAATGTTTAATTGTTTATCTACAACATCATTAACGTTTTTTACTCCATATCTAAATTTCTTTTCGCCAACTTTGAAATCAAAACCTTTGAATTCATTACCGAAATAATCTTTAGTTTGAGACTGAAAATCATTATGTTGTTGTTGTGCTACTGTCTGTTCCTCGTTGTAGCGGTTGAAAAAGTCTACAGCTTTTTGTTGCTCTTGTGTGGTACCAGGTCTCAACTTGATCTCTTGGTAATAATCACTTTTAAGAGTTTCCAAATGCTGTTTGGCTTTTGCAACTTCTTCTTTGTAGGCGAGTTTTGCTTTTCTTACATCTCGCTCTTCGTCAATCTCTTCGTCCCAAGAAAAATTATCTTCAATCATAAAGTTAATTTCTTCTTTACTTAAGTGTGACTTAGTATTTTTATAATATTCTTTTAATAACGTATCATTGTCTACATTAGAATAGTCAGCATTTAATCTCACATAGTCTTCTAGTGTACCACCGGTTTCCCTCATAAAGTCTACAACTTTTTCTATGTTCTCGGGTAAATCAGTATTAGGTTTAATTGAATCTTCCTGTTTTAAAGGAGTTTCCATTTTTTCACCTATTTCAATAACATTTTCTTTTTCTTCTTCTTTTTTAGGTTCATCAATTATTTCTTCAATAATTGGTTTTTCTTCTACAATTTCTTGTGGTTGTTTTTCAACATCTATAACAGGTGTTTTGTCCTCTGTATCTTTTGTTTCTACGGTTGGAACAACAACTTTTTCTTCTTTAGGTTTAGATAAATCTACTTTTATAGGTCCATCCTTTTTACTTAATTGTTTTGGTTTTAAGACTTTAGCTTTAACCTTAAAGTCTCCTTCTTGTTCTGTAATTTCTGACATAATAAAATAATATAAAATTAATAAAAATTGTTACACTTGCTCTGTAACTTGTATTTCTTCTTGTACCGGAGCTTGCGGTATTGGTTGCATCATATTAGGAGTTGGAAATTCTTCATCTCCAGTTTCAAAATCTGTAGGTAATAAATCATTTTGTCTTTGACTAATTAACTTTGATTGTTGTGTTGCTTGTATTTTAGTTCGTTTATCTTTACGATCTTCAATATCAGCTTCTTTTTGACTTAGTCTAGAATTTGCCATTTGAGCTAATTGTAAATCATATTGGAATTGTTCCGCCATAATTTGTTTTTTAATTTCAGCTTCAGTTTGCATTCTTTGTATTTCAAATTGAGATTTTGCTTGTTCAATTTGAACTTTTTCCTGAGTTATAGCTTGTTGTTTTTCAACTTCATTCATAGCTGCTTGTTCTGCAGTTTTTGCATTAGCCTGCGCTTGTGCTTGAATTAATTGTTGTTTTCTAGCTTGCTCTTCCTCTTGTTTTTTCTTACGTTTTAATTTAAGTAATTGATTGGCTAATTTAAGATTCTTGACTTGACGTATATCTATAGCATCTTCTAAATCAATACCTTGTTGCTGTAAAGCCATTTGTATATTTTGCTCTAATTGAGCTTGTGCTTCTTCATCAGGTTCCATTTCTAAATAAATTCCAAAATCATGTAAGTTTAATCTTGATATTTCATTAAGAGTTTCTACATTGTAAACCGAAATACTTTCTCTTAAAGCATTTGCAGTTAAAGGATAAGCTAAAGAATCAGCAACTCTTAAAGCTATGTTTTCACAAGTTCTTAAAGTAAGATATAAACTTGCATCTAATATATGTCTAGTTGCTACATTAGAAGCGTTAACCGCCATTTTTTGTAATCCAACTAAAGCATCTCTTTCAGGCATACTACCATCTCTAGCTTCATTAAGACCAGTTACATCTCTTATCATCTGCAGGTAGTATTGATAAACATTTATCAATGAACTAATTTTTGCATTACCACTAGATGACTGTAACTCTTGTATAGGCACTTTACCTCTATTAGGATCACCATCTTGAGTTAATGATCTACCAACTATACTACCAGTTTGGAAATACATGTTTAATGCTTCCTGCGGGTTATAATTAGTACCATTACCTAAATCAACCTCAGCTAAACCATCCACATCAACAAATACACCATCAGGAACCATCCTTGCAATTACTTGTTGTAGTTTTAACGATGTAATTTGAATCATATCTGCATAGGACGTCATTCTACCTACTAAAGATTCTATTCTTCCCTCGTACATATGGGGAGCACATATATTATAATTCATATATACTTTTGTAGTATCAGCTGTAGGTCTAGTCATGTTCTCAGCTAGTTTCCATTCTAGCATTTCCGGTAGACCCATTACTTTAGCACCACTAAATAATACTTCTATACTTCTTGATACTCTGTCAAAATTATCACTAGGTGGTGGGGCAAAAAAATCCGGTTTTTCTAAAGCTTTTTCTAAACCTTGCTCAGTTTGTTTTATTTTAAAAACTTGATCTATGTACGTTTTATATTCAAAATACATAACCTGAACTAAATCATTTCGGTTACTACGCCCTCGCATCATTCCTTGACGACCTGGATACTTTGCTATTTTTGATAATTGCTCATCTGTTAAAAAAGGATATGATTTTTTAAGTTCTGGCAAAGTTATAACTTTTATTTCTCCAGCATAATAAATATCTTCAAAATTAGGATCTTTAGTGTAAGAGTAGACTAAATCAGCAGGATCTACATATTCACATAAAACACCGTTTGCTCTATTAAAATTAGTTTTTACAGCTCCAATACCTAAAACAGTTAAATCATTATTAACTCTTTTTCTTGTTAGATCATATTTGTTTTTAGCTAGTATATTATCTATAACTTCTTCTTCTGCAATTTCAATACTCTGCTTATAACTAAGCTGCATGTGTAATTCCAGTTCTTCTTTTGTTTGAGGAAGATCACTAGGTGGTAGATTAGAAGATGAAAAATCTTCTCCCGTTGTTTGCTTTGCTTGCTGTATTAAAGACTGAGCATACATATCTCTAGCTATGTTAGTTGCATAGTTAGTCCTAAGCTTTTGAGATTCAGGATCTTGAGCATAAGCCTTTATATCATATTTCTTTTCATTCATTCCATTAACTACTATATCTACAAATTTAGGTATAATAGGTACTGGCTTCCAGTCTAAATTTAAATAAGACAAATCACCATTAATAGATAATTCATCTTTATATTTTTGTACACT